AAAGGTTAACCCCTGCAGTGTGCGTAAGGGCAATGTCAATAAGTCCCTTTCGATAATTTCTACTTAGCTTTCGGGGACTTCGGTCCCCTTTTTTTTCCTATATGTTTGTGTTTACTTGTTGTTTTGTAGTATCATGCTTGATAAGTAATATAACTATGAAACAATGTAAACTAATAATCAAAGATGAGGTCAATGTAAAAATTGAAGGGCTTGAACTAGCCGAACGCAAAGCATTGATGAAGATGTTTGAGTTTGAAGTTCCGGGCGCAAGGTATTTACCAAGTGTCCGTTTAGGTAGATGGAATGGGAAAACCAGCTATTTCAGTTTAGGTGGTAGTACCTATATCAACTTGTTACCAGAGATCCTTCCTGTATTAGATAGAGTAGGATATGATATTGAACTAGAAGATACACGAGAATACTCTACTACCTTTAGTTTCACTGAAGTAACAGAAGATACATTCAAACATAAGACATGGCCAGAGGGTCATCCTATCGCAGGACAACCTGTTGTATTGCGTGACTATCAAATCGAAATCATCAACAACTATCTAAAGAATCCACAAGCACTACAAGAGATTGCTACAGGTGCAGGTAAGACATTGATCACTGCCGCACTATCAAACTGTGTAGAAGAATATGGAAGAACAATTGTTATCGTTCCTAACACTGACTTGGTAAGACAAACAGAAGCAGACTATATCAACTTGGGCCTTGATGTAGGTGTATACTATGGTGGTCGTAAAGAGTATGATAAGAAACATACAATTTGCACTTGGCAAAGTCTAGGTAACATGATGAAGAAGACTAAGGCTGACGAGGCAGAAATTCCTTTTCAAGACTTTATTGATGGTGTAGTATGTGTTATTGTTGACGAGGTTCACCAAGCTAAAGCCGATGTGTTGAAATCATTACTGACGGGAGTAATGAGTCAGATTCCAATTCGTTGGGGATTGACTGGAACTATCCCTAAAGCTAAGGCTGAATCAATGTCATTGACTGTTAGTTTAGGTCCAGTCATTGGATCACTATCAGCAAGCACACTACAAGACATGGGTGTGTTATCACAGTGTCATGTTAAAATCATTCAGTTACAAGATGGTATGGAGTTCACTAACTATCAAAGTGAACTTAAATTCTTGACCAGTGACGAAAAACGAATGACTAATATTGCTTCACTAGCAAATACAGTTAAGGAAACAGGCAATACACTGATATTAGTTGACCGTATTGAAGCAGGTAAACTGATACATCTTAAACTAGAAGAACTAGGTGTTAAAGAAGAAAATGTTGTGTTCGTATCAGGTGATACTAAAGGCACAACAAGAACTGAACACTATGAAGACATTGCTACTGCTACCAACAAGATTATCATTGCAACATATGGTGTAGCGGCAGTTGGTATTAACATTCCTCGCATCTTTAATGTCATGTTACTTGAGCCGGGCAAGAGTTTTGTTCGTGTCATTCAGAGTATCGGTCGTGGTATTCGTAAGGCATCCGATAAAGATTTTGTTCAAATCTGGGACATTACTAGTAATTGCAAATTTGCAAAACGACATTTGACACAACGGAAAGCATTTTACCGTGAAGCCAATTATCCCTTTGATGTAGAAAAATTGACATATAAATGATAAATAAGTGTGAGTCGCGGCGCTACCAACACCCACTCACTCTAATGCTATTAAGGAGCACCAGCATGATATTTATCATTAACAAATATACCAATTGGTATTATTCTATAATCAAAACAGCACATGATAGACCTGTTACAGGGTATACTGAGCGTCATCACATCATACCAAAATCATTGGGCGGAGATAATTCAGAAAAAAATCTAGTTAGATTAACGGCTAGGGAACATTTTGTATGTCACCATCTGTTGACAAAAATGACATTGGGTAATGAACGAGTTAAAATGCTACATGCCCTTGGTAAATTTATACAAAACAACCATCTACAACAACGCAATATTACTGCTAGGTGTTATGAAATTTCAAGGAAAGCCATAATAGAAGCTAGAACAGGTACTAAAAGACCCGGTGTTGGTGGGGTAAGGAAAGGGAGCATTCCTTGGAATAAAGGAATGACAGGGATAACGCATTCTGAAGAAAGTAATAAGTCCCGATCAGAAACTTTCAAAAATAAACCTATTACAGTATGTCCGCATTGCGGTAAACAAGGCAAAGGCAATGTAATGTTCAGATATCATTTTACCAATTGTAAGAATAAAACTTGACATTCATGTGTCAAGAGTATATAATAACTTAACTTAGAAAGAAACACCCGTGAGGATCCTAACCTTAGATAACGAATACTACAACTTAGAGACATTACCAGAGGAGATAGATGACCTTCGTTTTGCTATACTAGACAATAGCAATCCAAGCAATGTAGATTATCATTACATTCCACTAATCTTTCTAGAAAGCTTCAACGCACCAGCACTTGTATTAAAGATAGGTAATAACACAATTAAGATGCCAGTTGATTGGCAAATATTAATTGGTGAAAAAGAGCATGGGGATTTGGAAACATTGCCGTTAACCAGTATAAATGATAGAGGCTTCAACGCATTTGTTTTTAATCCACTAAGTAGCTTTAGTCCTAATTTCTTGCCTATTGAAATCGTAGATATTTATCATGATGTAACATGGTATGCACCTAGATTAAAGAACGGACAATTCTTATGTGTACCATTAAGTGATGATCCTAAACCTGACTGCGTTTATTTTGTAAAAGAGATTAGTCGTAATTGTGAGATAGTAGACTATTCAATGGCTTTTTAATATGGCAACAAAAGCAAAAACCCCCACTGATGAAAAATTAGATAATCAAGACTTTAATTTGTTTGAAGCATTATCTGCTTTAGACAGAAAAGACTATGATTATTATGATAGATTGACCGACGAACAAAAAAAGAAGTTTACACCTTACATGATGATTCAATGGATGAGTTCTGTAAAGGCTAACGAAGGTATAGGTCGTTATTATGTAATGAGCACAAATGAGTATGCTAATAAATATTTTTTAAATGAATATATTCATAAGCATCCTAAACTACAATGGTTAATGTTGTGTGCTAGTAGCCCGGGGTTAGGAAAACAATTCCATCAATGGATACCTAATATTAGTCCTAAAGTCAGTAAGCTAGAAGTGTCCGCAAAACTAAAAGACATTAAGGAATACTATAAAAAGATATATCCACATGCTAACGATTCTGATATAAAAGAAGTGAGCGAAGCTTTTGTAGAGGCGCATAAAAGAAAATGTCGTTTAGCAGAATTATTTCCTACAATGAAACTCAATGATATTGAAACATTAAATGAAATTACAAGTGACGAGCCGTTAAAACAATATGAAAGAGACCTTGGAAATTGACAATAAAGTAAAATTCAATTGTGAATTTTGCAAGCGAGAGTTCCTACGGGAGACTACAGTATATAAACATATATGTGAAAACAAACGCAGGTGGTTAGAAAAGGACAATCACGGAAACAGACTAGGGTTTCAATCTTGGTTACAGTTTTATAAAAAGAACACTTCTGGTAAAAAGAATCGTACCAATGAAGAATTCATTCGCAGTCCTTACTATTCTGCGTTTGTTAAATTTGGAAACTATTGTGTTGATGTTAATGCTATTAATGTAAGTAGATTTGTTGATTGGTTAATTAAGAATCAAATTCGTATTGATACTTGGTGTCAAGATAGTATTTACACAAAATATCTTATTGAGTATTTGAGGTATGAAGACCCTATGGACGCAATTCATCGTAGTGTTGAAACAACTATAGAATGGGCTAGCAAGGAAGGCATACAACCTAGAGATTACTTGCGTTATGGTAATGTCAATCGTATTACCCAATTGATTACAGTTGGTAAGATCAGTCCTTGGATGTTGTATCATAGCAACAGCGGTACCCAATTCTTAGACAACTTAAATCAAGACCATGTTAAAATGATTCTTGATTACATCAATCCAGAACAATGGGCAATCAAGTTTAAGCGTGAACCAGAAAATGTCAGAACAGTCAAAGAACTACTCAATGCCGGTGGGTATTAAAGTATGTATACCCTGGACAAGAAATGACTGGAATATAGCCTGCGCATGGGCAATAGAGCATTATGGATTGTCTGGCGAGAAATTTACTACCCGTCCAGGCGACACAGGCATAGAATTTTATTTCAAAGATGAAAAAGATGCTATGATGTTTGAATTATGTTGCGGTTAAGAGCAAGAATTCGCAAGTATCGCGCCGAGCGTAAACTCAAAAAGAGTGGCTACTTGACATGGAAAGCCTACAAGCATAATCGTGATCCTGGTGTAGAACGCTATGCTCAATATGTAGAAGATTTCTACATTGATTATCCATATGTGTATACTTGCGAAAATCCAAACCATTATGCATATACATTAATAGCTGATTATGGGCCTGGTGGTCAGTATTTTGGGTATGAAGAAATGAATGACTGGTGCCACGAAAAGATAAGGTGGAACTTTCGTTGTGATTGCCATAGAGTATGGGAGAATCAATGGTCTGGAAAGATGGAGTTGAATGATATCGGAGGTTCTGATATAATATACTTTGCATTCAAGCATGAAAAAGACTTTACACATTTTTTGTTAAGGTGGAGCTAATGCTAGGTCCAGAATGGAAATATCATATTACTATAGAAGATGTCAACTGGGCTGAAGCACAAGAATGGTGTGAAATATACATTGGTAAGTTTAACGAACATTGGTATAAGATAGGTATTGACCCAATGGACTATGTTATCAATGACAGAATACGCACCACATGGTATTTCAAGCGTGAAGAAGATGTTGTGTTGTTTAGCTTGAGGTGGAAATGAAGATTGAAGAAGGTCGTGTATACGGCTCACGATATTATACAGTTGATCCTGACATAAAAGCATACGAACCTTTTTGGTATCATCAAGACTGGCATGATATGGAAAACTGGTGTAAGAAAACATTTGGGGACACACCTAGTGATGGTGTATGGACACCTAAGGCTCGTTGGTATATGAATAATAGAAAGTTTTGGTTTCGTGAGAAAAAAGATTTGGAATGGTTCATACTTAAATGGACATGAGAATTCAAAACTTTGACCAAATTCGTGGCTGGGAACATACTGATCCAGGTTGGCATGAATACGAGATACCTGTTAGAATGGATTTTCCCGCAACATACGATGAAGTATTGGAATGGCTGTATAATAGAATAGATAACTGTGAACGCCATGCTAGGTGGCGAATCAGTCGTGGGCTTATACAACTAAAATTTAGGTATGAGCGTGATGTAATATTATGTAAACTAAGTTTTTAATAATGCACTATAAATTAGAAGTAGACCTAGAACATGAGATGCTAGATAAATTGGCAGATGATATGGCAAAAGAGATTGATTATGATATGCTTGTTGCAGTGTTGAAATGGACACAAGTAGAACTGCCGCCATTTGATAGTCGCTATAATGCTGTAGATATTGCTGATTGGTGTACTGAAAACTGCACAGGTAAGTTTATGAATTTTGGCGTCAAGTTTGCGTTTGAGAAAAGTAAAGACGCAGAGTGGTTCATCTTGAGGTGGAAGTGATGTTTGTTCATACTTACGACATACAAAGAGATTTAGATGGTGATGGTGCCGGTCCATGGCATGTTGGAGCATTCACTCTACCAAAAAACTATAACGAGATTCAAGAATGGTGTCATGCAGTATTTGGAGAGCCTGGCTTTAATCACCTTACCTATCAAACAAGATGGAAAGATGAAATTTTCTATGGTGAAGTATATTTCAGTCGCAAAGAAGACCTTGAATGGTTTGTATTGAGGTGGTCATGAAACCTTGTGAATTACAACCAATATTAGCACGAGCCGTAGAAAAAATAGAGAGGCCGTGGCCGCTTCCACCAGAGGCACTGGTCATCACCGGCAATCCAAAATATGATGCACTACTTCATCATGTGTTAGTTGAGTTTGGTGTAGAAGTAAAGTTAGACAGAGATCACTTTATGAAAGATTATCGTGTGGTTGATGAGAAAAAGTTTATAATGTTTTTGTTGAGGTGGTCATGACAGATCCAAAAATAATGATTCCTATGATTA